AAGTAACTTCGATGATAGAGTTTTGACCGATTAGTGATTTGCGAATGACAAATCTTTTTGATTGAATTGAATTTTGCATAGTTATTATATTTAAGTATTAGTATTTGTTTATTATATTATCCAGTTTGAGTTTAGTTTTGTTTGTAAAGTGTATATTTGTTTAGTATTTAAAAATTAGTTATATGTATTACACTCAATGTCTACTTGTATTGTTGAATTATTTTATTTACTTCAATTATATTTTCATGTTGACTATTAAAAAGTATTTCATTATTACTTGAATTTAATATTGTAAAGTCATATAACTTATCATTGTGACAATATTGTATTTGAAATTTAGTTTTTACATTGAAGACATTTAACATATTTAGTATTTTTTAGTTACATTATTATTATCCAAATTGACTTGTATTTTGTCTGTAATTTAATTAGTATTATTACTTACTGTATTGTACATGTTGATCAGTTCAGTCGAAGTAAACATAGTTAGATAGTTCATAGTTGTATTGTTTAAGTGATTACATATATATTATCCAGATTAGTTAGTAGTTTCTCTGTAAAAAGTCAAAGGGTGGGGCGTAATACACTGGTAATCAAGGGTATATACGTAAAAATCTGGAGAAAAAGGGGGACCCGTAAAATCTAAAATCGTTTTTGTAACAAACTGATAATCAGTATGATAGGGGGTAACACTATACCCCTATATATCTAGCAACTTTTTTGTGACACTAGCCTTATAAATAGTATAGTAACAGGCTTATGTCACACTGAGGTAAAATCTTAGTGAAATCTGTGAGTATATAATATATAAACGAATTAAAAGAAAGTATATGCCTATTATATATTCATACCCATTAATAAATACGGTCAAAGACAGTGACCAGTTTATAATAAGCGTAGCCCCTACAGACAGTGAAGACACGTTTGAAACGCGCAATGTTACGTATGAAACGTTAAGGGACAATATATTAGCAGGTTCTACATCAGGTACAGTAGAAAGTATTACATTTGTAGCACCTTTAACAGGTGGAACTATAACAGATACAGGTAGTGTTAGCTTACCACAAGCTAATAGTTCTACTGACGGTTATCTATCTTCAACTGACTGGACAGCATTTAACGCTAAACAGAACATTAGTGAAAAAGGCCAAGCAAATGGCTATGCGCCACTCAATGCGTTCACTAAAATAGACGTTCAGTACTTACCTGACAGCTTTGTAGGTGCGGTAGTTTACCAAGGTACGTGGAACGCAGGGACAAACACACCTACACTTCCAGCCCCAGATCCTAACAACAAAGGTTATTACTACGTAGTAAGTGACCCTGGCACATATTTAGGTGTAACATATGGCATCGGCGACTGGGTTATTTCAAATGGAACTGATTGGGAAAAAGTTGACAACTCGCAAAGTGTTACGTCTGTAAACGGGCAACAAGGTGTAGTTGTTTTAACTACCACAAATATTGCTGAGGGTACTAATCTTTACTATACAGATGCTAGAGTAGCATTAGCACCATCAGTTGTAGCCAACACAGCTAAAGTATCTTTCCCAGGTTTTGGAACTACAGCAGGTACAGCACTTGAAGGTGATACAGTAATACCAGCCGCGTACACAGATGCAGATGTTGATGCTCATTTAAATCAACCAACAGCTCAGATTGATCAGGTTTTATCTTGGAGTGGTGTTGATTACACTTGGGTAAATCAGTCTAGCGGTAGCAGCGGCAGTGTAACAGAGATTACAACAAGCGGTGGTTTAACTGGAGGTCCAATAACAAGTACAGGTGATATATCAATAGATCCAACTGGTACTATTGGAGCTGGTACTTACGGTAGTACATTTAATAGTGTTAAGATAAATCAAATAGAAGTTGATACTTATGGCAGAATAGTATCTATATCAACTGGATCTACTGGATCTGGTAGTGGCACAATGTCTAGCTTTAATGTTACAAATGGCTCAACGTCAGGTGTTATGTCTGACAATGGCACATTCCAAATATCTGGTGGTAACGGAGTTGACGTTTCACTTAGCGGGTCTGGTAGTACAGCTATATTTAACATAACTAACACTGACAGGGGTTCATCGCAAAGTATATACAAAAACTTTAGAGCAGACACAGGAGGTACTGCAACTGCTAACGTAAACAACGATACTATTGTTATAGCTGGCGGCACAAATATAGAAACAAATAGAAGCGGTGACACTATAACTATAAACGCTACAGGTGGCAACACCGACACTACTTATAGCTACGCATCGTCTCAAAGTACTAATGATGTAGATCTTACACTTGAAGGTTCTGATGCTTCAACAAATACAGTTAAACTTGTAGCTGGTTCAAATGTAACTCTTACCGACAACGGGTCTAACCAAGTTACTATTGATGCTGCCACAGGAACAGGTGTTGGTGGTAGTGGAACAACAAACTATATACCTATATGGTCAAATACGTCCACAATAGGTAACAGCGCTATATTCCAAAACGGAACTAACATTGGTATAAACACCACGAACATTAATGCGGCTTTAGATGTTAATGGTCAACTTCGTGTTGAAGACACATTTAATCCACCTATATTAGCTGAAAGAAATATAACAAGCCCAAGTCTCGGCGCTTTTCCATCTTTACATTTAAAGGCTATACCACCAAGTACACCTACCTCTGATGGCTTTGGAACAGGTATATTCTTTTCTATAACAGGAAACAATGCAACTCCTGAAGCGAAAATGTACGCTGTAAGAAATGGTAACGATAACACCGCTAGCTTACAATTTTGGACTGGTCTAAACGCTAGTGTTAATTCAACTAATATACTAAGCACTGGTCAATTGCAACTACCACTTTATGGTGGTACTGCATTTTCTGGCACCGCTACAAAAAGTTTAGCTGTAGACGCAGGTGGTAATGTTATTGAAATAGATGTTGCTGCATCTAATGTGCAATCAAACTGGACAGCTCCAGCTGGAGACCCTGCTGAAATATTAAACAAACCAACAGACCTTGTTTCTGGTACAACACAAAGTCAAACAGCTGTTACACAAATAAGAACACTAACATCTACTGAGTATCAGGCTATAACTCCTGCGGCTGATGTACTATATATAATCGTATAATATGGCTGATTTAAAATTCGGAAATGTAACACCTGCTGTAGGTAACATTAAGCTAGGTAGTAGTAATGTTTCTGAAATATATCAGGGCGCAACTAAATTATGGCCACTAGGTTCAGCTCCGCAGCCAGGCGAAGTTACTGTATGTGATTTAATATGGACAAAAACAAATTCAACAATTACAGCAACAACAAGTGGCAGTGCTATACCTGTAGTTACTAATCAAAACGATTGGATAACTAAATGTCAAAATAACGATCCAGCTGCTTGCTATTGGCAATTTGATTCTAATAATGCTTTTAGAGGTCTTTATTATAATGTTTTTGCAACAGAAGTAATACAGCCGCCAACAGGGTTTAGAGTTCCTACAGCGCAAGATTGGCAAGATTTAATAGGCTGTGCTGCAACAGGTTCTCCTGATAGTCCTAACGATGTAACTTCTTTAGGTAATAATTATTACGGTTTTTGGTCTTCTAATATAGCTTCTAATTCAAGATTTGGAACAGTAGATTTTAATTCTATAAGTGCTGGTTATACGTATCAAAATAGTACAACTATACCTCCAGCTCTTCCTCAATCTTGGGTTAGTCAAGGTAAAAGAGATATATATCACCAACAGCAACCTGGCAGCTTGCCAGCTAGTTATTACCCTATAACTATGTTTTGGAGAGGGCCTCAAGGAGCAAATCAAGATTGGATTGTTGGTTATTGGAACGCTGGTTTTGCTGATGGTTTTCAAGGTGGTAAAAATGGTGGGGCTCTTATGAGATTTGTTAAAGACGCACCACCACCTGCAACTGTTAATTTTTATTTTAATGACACTCAAACAGGGACACCAACTACATCTTTGTATCAAGATGCTTTTGCAGCCGGAAACACACAAGGTACAAATGTTGCACTTTTGCAAACAAACGCATCTTTTGAGATAATAGGTAATCCAGCTACTATTAAATTTGTAGCATATACTGACGTAGGTACAGCGGAGCCTCCATTAGCTAGATTTACAAACATAGATTGGAAAATTTATACAAACTTAAATAGAACTATTTTAGCTCATCAAACTGAATGGGAGTTTGCCACAAGAGGGTCTGATTCTTTTCCAATAATACCAACTACACCTTCTAGTACTCTTGGTTTTAGTATTGAAAATTGGGGAACTGAAGCGGGTAGTGTAACTTTAAATCCAGGTGTTTATTACATAAGACTTGTGTATTATTATGGAAATAGTAACATTTCAGGTGGTTTTGCTAGTTCAAATTACAAGGTTTCTTTTGAACAAGGTCCTTAATAAAAAAAATAACATATGCCCATAATATCATCGTATAAAAAGAACAATACGCCAGAGCCATCTGATATACTCATAGGAACAGATGTATCTAATGGGCAGACAAAAAACTTTAGTCTAGGCGGAGCATCAGTTGTCATAATAAATGACTTTTTAAAACACTCTGCCTGGAAGTTTATCATACAAGATCCTGATCCAGACCCTAGACCAGAAGGCACTATATCATTTGAAAACTATGGTGGTCAAGCTACATCTTGGCAAGATATAACTAGTCTGTATATAAATGTACAAATGCCAGTAACAATACCTGTAGTTTTACCTTATCTACAAAGATTTATAGGTCACGATATAATTATACAAGACATTAGATCGCTAGGTAGATTTGGCGTTTATACGTTAACAGCTTTAACTCAAGTTCAAGGTAATGTTTATAACATGGAGCTAGAGTTTGTAACTGGTAATAATGACATACAAGCACTTCAATATTATTCAATTCAAATAGATGAAGTAGAAGGCTTTGATTCTCACTTCGAATTTATACAAGGTGTACCAGCTACAACTTGGGACATAACACATAATTTAGATAAGTTTCCTTCAATATCAGTTGTAGATACAGCGGATACAACTGTTATAGGTAGCTATGATTACGTAACAAAAAATAGAGTAATATTAAACTTCTCGGATGCTTTTGCTGGAAGAGCGTTTTTAAACTAAAAAATAATGGCAATACAATTTGTAAATAATGTAGATTTTAACGCGAATCAAGCGCAGTCTATAAGAATAGAAAACGTCGCAACCGATCCTTCTACAGAATTAGTTATCGGTAGAATTATATTTAACACAGCTGCAGATACACTTAAGCAGTATGTTGCTGACGCTGGAAGCGGTAGCCCTGGTTGGGTTGAGGTGGGTAGCAGTAGTGGCGTTGAAACTTTAACAGCTGCTCAAGGTACATTTATATCTTTTACAGCGGCTAGTTCAGCAACTGGCGACGTTGATTTAGGTACGTTTGATCTTTCAGCTGGTGGTTCACCAAGCGCAACTACATTTTTAAGAGGTGATAACACTTGGGCAGCCACAGGTACAGTAACATCTGTTGGTCTTTCAATGCCAGCAGCTTTTACTGTAACAAATTCTCCAGTAACAGGTTCTGGTACTTTAACTGTAACTGGTGCTGGTAGTACATCTCAGTATATAAGAGGTAATGGAACTTTAGCTACATTCCCAACTATACCAACTGTACCTTCTAACATTGTAGAAACAGTTACTACTACAGACGGTACATATATAAATTTAACACCAAATACAGCTACAGATGGTGCGGTAACAATTACAGCTGATCTTTCAGCTGCAGATGGCACAGCTGCTTCAGGTGAAAGATATTTAACTAAAAGCAATACCTGGGCAACGATTGCTTCGATACCTGGTACTTATGAATTCGAAGTAAGTGCTGATACAGGAACTCCTCAAGATGTTGGAAGTCAAGATACATTAGGTATAAATGGTGGAACAAATATAAACACACAAGTTGCTGGTGGACCAGATATTACAATAAACTTAGATGATAGTATATCTTTAGCAGGTAGTTTAACAGTTGGAACAACTGGTTCATTTACAGGTCAAGTTACAGTACCAACCGCAACAGCTGGAACAAACGCGCCTAACTTAGCTCAAGTTCAGTCTTTGGTAGCTGGAGTTGGTGTATTCCAGGGTGGTTATAATGCTATAACAAATTCACCGGCTTTAACAGGTAGTAGCAATATAGCGTTAGATCAAGGTGATTACTTTGCTGTAACCAATTCAAACAACACTTCATTTTTAGGTACTATTTTAGAAGTTGGTGACTTAATATTTGCTAACAATACAATATTAGCAAACTCATCACCAGCCGCTATTGATTACACAATTGTACAATCAGGACAAAGTATAGCTGGTGAAGGCGCAACAGATGGTGCTACTATAAAAGGTGTTGCTGGTTTTAACTCTGCACACTTTAGTGTTACATCTAACGGTTGGGTTTCAGCTGATATAGCAACCGCTAGTGCAATTGGTATTGGCAACGTAGATGCTTCTTCTGATGACTCAACACTGGGAATTAACGTAGACTACAGTAACGGAACAGCGACAGTTGGATTAGACATAGAAGGTTTATCTGACATTTCTTTGCCAATTTCAAATCCACAAAATACTAGGCTTGCTATATATGAAGATGATGATAATAAAAATTATGCAATATCTCTTACAGATTTAGCAGCCGAAATTGATATATCAAAAGGAGTTAGAATATTATTAAGCACCGCTACTTCAGGCGTGGGAAGAAATGAAGCTGGTGGTTTAACTACATTTGATGTAAACGTTGGTACTGTTCTTGGCGCGTCAGATCCTTTAGATGTTAAAGCAGAAATTACAACAGCTGCAGGTCAAACAGTGTATGCAGATGTCACAAGATCTGGTACTAAACTTAATGTTATATTTACAGGTAGTGTAGCAAATGGAACTTACTCAGCTTTACTAGTTGACGTAGGATAAAACAAATAAAATTTAATGGCAGTACAGTTTTTTAATAATGTAAACGTAGAAGCCCGAGTTATAGTAGGAACTAACAACACGGTAGGTTCTAGTTTTTCCTCCACAAATATAATTGGAAGTGGCAACAACACATCAGATACAGGTGTGACTACTAGCACAAGTGTTATACTTGGAGACTCCAGCACTAGATATGGTAACATTGTTGTATCTGAAAGAACTTTAAAATTAGGTACAGATGATGTTATAAGCTCTAGTTCTTCAAATACAACTGGCATTTTAGAGCTTAATAACAGTTGGCGAGCAACCAGCGCTTTTGTAAATGTTGGTGGGTTTTTAGGTTATTTTCCACCGCCTACAACAAGTAATGAATACCTTTGGTTTTATGCGTCAGATAATAATTCTTTAACAACATCTAGTTTTAGTGCAGGTAATGCTCCAGAAGCAGCAGCCATACAAATGGAGTTTAATCCAAACTTTGGTACAAACTCTGCTGGAAATCCATCAAACGCACTTTTATTATCAGCTAACGGTAATAACTCATCTGCAGGCGCGCTTTACTTTACACTTAGCCAAAACAACACCACGTCATCGAGGGGCATTGTAACTTTTGATTGCAGACATAGAAACAATAATTATGAACCGCCTGATGGTATGAAGATGCTTGAAGTTACAGGTGGTTGGAGTAGAACAAAATTTGTTGTAGAATCAGGAGGGCAAAACAATGAGGCTAGTGTAGGTATAGAAAAAGATATATTTCATCTTGGTGATACCGATACGCACTTTGGATTTGTTGCAAATGATAACTGGGCAGTAACAACTGCAGGTTCAGAAAGAATAAGAGTAACAAGTGGAGGAAGTCTTGGTGTTGGTACAAACAACCCAGTTAATAAATTAGACGTTACAGGTAACATTGGTATTGATGAGTATATAGTTCACAATGGAGATACTAACACTAAATTTGGTTTTTCTTCAGCAGGTGTTGTAACTTTTGGCGCAGACCCAGCTAATCCTACTTGGTATTTAGATTTAGTAAATAAAAAAGCAGGATTTAGAACTACAACTCCTGGTTCTGCATTCGATGTTAATGGTACTTTTAGGGCAAGAAATGAATTAAATGTAGGTGCTACATCAGAACAAAACTTTTTTGTTGAAGGAGGATCCGGACCTAGGTATGTTAAAATGGGTGCTTACACACCTACTAATAAAGATACTTGGTTAACAGGCACAACAAATGCAAATTTAGTTAGAGGCACTGCAGGCTTTGGAACAGGTGGTAAAGTCTTAATGGCAACATATAGATACACTACTAAAATAGAAGCCGGTGGTTGGCCTACAAGTGGTGGATATAGCAACGGGGTCAATGTGACACCTACTCCGTTAAGTACCCAACACATGATAGTTAAAGGTATTTTTGTGTACAGAGCAGGTGGTACTATAGGCTCTGGCTGGTCTACTAATAGTTACCCTGTTATTTTTACACAAAAAAGAAACGATGGTAATTATTCACTTATAGGATCTGTAGATAGAAATACAATTATTAATGGAAATGGTTCTTGGTTTTACAATGCTTTTGGTTATGGTACAGGCGGTCAGAATGGTCAACAGGGTGGAACAGCTGCACCTGTAGTGTTGTCTTTGGATGCGGCTCCAATAACAAATGAGCCAACTTGGTACATTACAGTAGAATACAGTATAATAAAATTAGATGTTTATAGACAAAACGTAGATCAAACTTTAACTTAATATAAAATGGCGTCTGATAATATACAAATAACTAAACTTGAAGTAAAAATAGATTGTGATGGCTTAACAAATATAGTTAATAAGATATATTTTACTTACACAGACGGGCAGCAATATGTAGGTGCTGTTGGTTTACCAAACGCTGAAAATTTTGTTGCATTTGAAAATTTAACAGAACAAACTGTGTTAAATTGGTTAAATGTTGAAGAGGCGTTATCATCATGTTGCTATGATTCATTATCACCTATATGCGAGTTAAAAGGTTTACCATGGTAAAAATCACTAAAAATAAGTGATATATAAAGTATACCCTGCTCGGGAAAGAGCAACCAAATAAACTAATATAAAACCAAAACCAATGACACTATATTATAAGACTAGTACGTGGAGTAGTCAACCACAAATATCCGAAGACCAAATAAACTTTTGGAAGCATATCGCTGATAAAACTAATTGGCGAATAGTACAACTACCAAATGGATATTTTCAAACTGAATACAAAGATCAAGAAGAAGCTTGGCAAGATGTTACTCGTAGAGAAACTATGGACGGCGCAGAAGCCGCTATAGATGGTAGCATTGAGCATTATACTAAAAAGCTTGAATTTGTAAAAGGACCTAAGGTAGTTAAAACTTTTGAATAAAAATAAATCGGGCGAGGCATGCTGCGGTGTACTATTAACAAGTAGGAACCGTGTGGACGATTTACTGCCGGACCCGTTCAATACGCTACTCGCGAAGAGTAAAATAAATATAATTTAATTAAATCAATTATGTCAGACAAAATTGTCAAAAACCTCAACTTTGGGGAAGACGCAAAGAACAGGGTGTTTAAAGGTATAGAAAAACTCACGAAAGCTGTTAGCTCCACGCTTGGGGCTAGCGGTCAATGTGTTATACTAGAAGATGATCAAGGCAAACCTGTAATCACAAAAGACGGTGTAACTGTTGCAAACAGTATTATACTAAGAGACCCAGTTGAAAATATGGGTGCTACGCTTTTAAAAGAAGCTGCTAGAAAAACTGTGCAAGAAGCTGGCGATGGAACGACAACAGCTACAGTACTAGCGCACTCAATTTTAACAGAGGCCTACAAAAATTTAGATAAAGATAATACCCGTAATATTAAAGAAGGTATAAGTAAAGCTGTCGATAATGTTATTAAATACCTAGAAAAAAAAGCAATACCAGTTGAAGGTACTATGCTTGACGATGTTGCTACGATTAGCTGTAACAACGATAAAGAACTAGGTAAGATAATTGGGGAAGCGTTTAAAGCTGCTGGTGAAAACGGCGTTGTTGTGATGGAGCCAACTACTGAAGATACTACAGAGCTTGAGTTAGTTGATGGTGTTCAGTACGATAAAGGTTTAACCAACTCACATTTTGTAACAAGCAAAGACAAGCGTGTAGCTGAGCTTGATAATCCATTAGTATTACTACTAGAGTCACCTGTAGAATCCGTGCGTAAAATACAGTCGGTATTAGAGTATGCGATTAAAAACAAAAAACCTTTACTTGTAGTAGGTGATCTAGAAACAGAAGTGTTAGCGACTCTCGCTATGAATAAAGTAAAAGGTAACATAAAAGTAAACGTTATTAACGCGCCTACATATGGTATAACTAAGAAAGATACACTTTCTGATTTAGCTTTACTCACAGGGGCTACTGTAGTTAATGAAGATCTTGGAGATGATTTAGACGTTATTAATCCAGACTTCTTGGGTGTTTGTGACAAAAGTATCACTAATGACACAGAAACTATACTGCAAGTAGATACATCTACTGAAGATATAAAAAAATTAATTAGTTCAGTAAAAGATTTAATAATTAAAGCCAAAGCACCAGGTGAAGTTATACGTCTTGAAAAACGTTTGGCTAGATTATCAGGCAAGGTTGCAGTTGTTAAAGTCGGTGCTAATTCAGGAATCGAATTAAAAGAAAAATCAGATAGAGTTGAAGACGCTATCTGTGCTACTAAAGCCGCGGTAAAAGAAGGTATAGTGTCAGGAGGCGGTATAGCTTTGCTTGACGCATCTAAAGAAACCAAAGCAAAAACAGCTGGTGAAAAGATATTGCTAGAAGCTATTAAAGCGCCGTTTAAAACTATACTAAATAACGCTGGACTGGAAGAGGTTGGTACGCCCGAAGAAGGTATGGGTGTTAATGTAATTACAGGTGATATTGTAAATATGGTTGATAAAGGTATTATCGATCCATTGCTTGTAACTAAAAGCGCACTCAAACACGCGGCTTCAGTGGCTACCACTATATTATCTACAGATTGTGTAATCAATAATTTAAGAGTTGAGTATGAAAGCGATAGGTAGAAATATAATTATAGAAAATAAAAAAGAAGATACCATTAAAAAAACAGATGGCGGTCTTATGTTAACTGGTAAGCAACGATTTGACATTCGTTATAAAGAAGCTACTGTGCTTCATTGTGGCGATGAGGTTAGAGGTGTTAAAAAAGGTAACAGAATATTTTACGATAAACATTCAAGCAATAGACTTGAGGTTGATAAAAATGTTTTTTACGTTATAAAAGATACTGATGTAGTTGTTGTATTATGAAATTAGACGCTAGTGACATTAGAGATTTAAATCTTCTTAAACACTATCGTATAATACGTAAGTGGGCTTGTAAAAATAATAATCTTAATGATGCAGAGCTAGAGTTGTTAATATACTTAGACTGCATGGATATGTTTACACGTAAAGATTTTGAAGACGGTACATATTCTTTTAGTTGGGACAATAGACGTTGGAACAAGCTTTTACAAAAAGACTGGATTACACTTTGGAGAAAATACAATAGAACCACTCAAAAGTACAATATATATAAAGTATCGTTCAAAGGTAAACAGTTAATATCACGCATGTATAGAATTATGCTAGGTGAAGAAGATATACCTACTAGCGCCAGACGTAATAGCATAATGAAAGGCAAGACTTATAGTGATAAAGTTTTGTCGTTTGCTATTAATAAAGTCAACAAAGATAAAAACAGATAATATGGGAAAGTTTAAATTACCAGGAAAACTTCCAGGTTCTCCAAATAGAGTAGTTATGCCAGCTATTCAAGGTGGTGGTAGCTATAGAAATCCTGCTATGGTTATTGATCGTAGCGCTGAAATACTTGGCGCTGGAATACGATCTGGTATGGACAAAATAGGAGACGCTTTGAAAAACAAAGCTATGGATAAAATATCTGAAGAAAAAGGTCAGGAGCCGCAAAGCAATGTAGATAAAGAAATCAAAAAAACTCTTGATGGTGATACAGGTCAAAACAAATATGATAGATTTATGAGCGGTGGTTACCAAGCTGGCGACATGCTTTCTAGTGTTGTAGTTCCTAGAACTAGTTTTGGATTTCCTATGGTTGACGACGAGCTAGCAGCTGTTGGGGCACCTGTAGATTTACCCGAAACACCTTTAGAAATGAAAAACGATTCACCAAACAAATTTTTAGGAGGAATAACCGCTGGTGTAGCTGGTGGTAGCGGAGCATCTAGAGGAGGTCAAGTAGATCTTCAAAGTCTTGCTGGCGGCGGAGGAATGCTCGCAAGACTAGCACAAGCTCAATTAGCTCAAAACGCAGGACCAACCCAAGCTCAGCAAGCTGCTGCGGCTAGCACTGCTGCTGGTGGAACAATAGGTACTGCAGCTCAAAACCCTATGACTGGTGTAGCTAGCGGAGGTCAAACATTAAACTGTACTCCAGTTGCAATGTCATACGACCCGCCGTTACAAGCAAATGAGAAAGGTGGTAAAAAATCTGTATTTAATATGAATACTAAAGGTATGGCTGAAACTGCTTTTGGCACGCCAGCAGAAAGACAAGCTTCTGTTGGGGCGGCGTTTCAAATGAGTGAAGCTCAAGAAAAAGCATTCGGACCAGGTGGTCACTCTGAAAACCCAGGTCTATATAAACAATTAAAATAAATAGTTATGGATCATAAAATAAGTAAGTTATTAGGTAAACCAACACTTGAAGGTCAAGTAGGAGAGTCTCATGTTTGGGATGGGCCACTAGATACTAGCGGTTTTCCAATGGGTGTTGGTAGTAGCTCTGGTATTACTGGTATGAAAATTAAAACTGCAGCGTGCACTTATACTCCCGGACCAATAACCAAAAAAGCTCAAGGTGTCTAAAGTAGATAAAAAAACCTTAAAGTGTAACAAGCCTAGAAAAACACCAAGCCACAAAACTAAATCACATGTTGTTAAAGCTTGTGAAAATGGTAAAGAAAAAATAATTAGGTTTGGCCAACAAGGTGTAAGTACTGCTGGTAAAAAGCAAGATTCAAAATCAAAAGCAAGACGTGCTAGTTTTAAAGCGCGTCACGCAAAAAACATTAAAAAAGGTAAAATGTCTGCTGCTTACTGGGCTGACAAAGTAAAATGGTAATTATGGAAAAAGGACATTATGGTGAGTACACTGGCAACGCAAGATGCTGTGAAACTCCAGTGACAAAGAAAAACTACAGAGCATCAGTTGCTGACGATGGGGCTCATATTCATTATCTAAAAGAAGATATCAACTATGATGCTAAACATGGCCATAGTGACGAGAACATGACTGCAGACGAAAAACATATATCTAAATTAGCAGGTGATATGAAGTATGACAGAGAACATCATGGATCACCAGCTAAAGCTCATTGTTATAAATAATGAAATCAAAAGGTTTAGGCGACGACATAGCTAAGTTTACTAAAGCTACTGGTATTAAAACAGTAGTTGATAAAATGGCTGAAGGTCTAAACATAAACTGTGGTTGTAATAATAGACAAGAGTGGTTTAACGAAAAATTTCCATATAGAAACTAATGGCATTTAAACTAGCACCCCCGTTCCCAATAGACAATACTCCAGTTTACCATGTTGATATGGAAGATGGTGTGTTAGGTAAGGCTAATAATAATGGTACTATAATTATAAATAAAGATGTGCCATGTGGTAAAGTACAAGATGTAATTAACCACGAAATGGTTCATATAAACCAAATGCGTAGAGGTGATCTTGATTATGATGATAAAAATGTTTATTGGAAAGGTAAAACAATACCTAGATCAAGTATAAAAGAAGGCGCAAAGAATTTACCATGGGAAGCCGAAGCATATAGAAACGCATAAAAATATAATTATGGCATACAAACCAAGTATAGTAGAACGAATGAACCGCGGATTAAATTTCCAGAAAACAAGTAGTCTACTTAAAAAAACAAGCCCTTTTAAAGATACAGATCCACACACTGCAGGAGGCGGTCATAGTCATGCAGGTGATAGTGCTAATACTAGTACTTTTTCTGACGTACTACCTGGAGGAACAAGATCTACATTTCAAGGCAGCACTACAGCTAAATTTGATCCAAGCACGGTAGAGAAACAAGAACACGTTACTGGCACGAACTACTTAGAATCAACTCCAGAAAGTGAAGCTGCTTATATGGCTTTGTCTCCAGAAAAAAGAGCCGCTCAAGATAAAAAAGCGTTACAGCTACAAGCAAAAGAAAATTTAAAAACTCAAAATATTAATGAATCTATTGATATAGCTAATGAAGCTAAAATAAAACAAGAAAAGCAAAAGTTTGAACTTGATCAACAAAACAAAGCTACATCTCAACAGTTTACTATTGGTGACGCTACTGAAGCTCAAGAGCAACAAGCTTCAATGTCTGCGTTTGAAACTTTTAATAGTGAGGTTGCTGGGGCTAGAACTGCTGCTTTAGAAAACGCTGGGGATATGTTTTCTCAAACATACACTAATTATTTATCAAAAGGAAAAACACCTGAGGAAGCTAGAAATATGGCTGCGCAAGAAGCGAATTACGCTTTAAAACGAGCTAGTTATTTTAATCAAGATCAGTTTACTAGGAAACAAAGAAATTCCAAGACACCATTTTTCCCTGGTGAACAATTTGAAGAAGGTCAACAAGTTCGATATGTACAAGGAACTTCAGATCAACCTGGGCTAGGTCGTTTTGGAACAAGTATTTTTGATGACACAAAAACAACTTCAGGTAGATATGGTTCGAGTTCCTATACTGCTGACCCTACAGATCTTTATGGTATAACTGAAAGCTACTTTGACGCCAAAGGTAACCAAATTGATGCAGACAAGTATCGTAAATTAAAGAAAAGAGGTAAAGATCCTAAAGTAGAATTAACTTATGGTTCTGAGCTACAAAAATATTTACAACAATTTCAACAATAAATAATAAAAAATGGCTTATAATAACCCAATACAAAAAAAAGGTTCTTCATGCGTACAAATGAAAGACCACAAAGGAAAACCAGCAGGATTAATGATGGAAGGTTCTGTAGCTTACCAAGAGTCTGACGCTCAAAAAGTTGTAAACTTAGAAACAAAAAACCCGGTTGCAGACAAAGCGTCAGCTATGGAAATGTCTCCATATAAAATGGGTCATGAGTCACCAGCTAATAAAGATTCTGCTTTGCATAACACTGGTTATGGAGGTAAGCTAGCTACTAAAGAAGAAAAAGCAGAAATGCGTAAAAAGCCAGCTGGTGCTAACTTTTTTCCACCATCAAATCCTCAACCAAAAAGCTCATTTAAAAAACCTATATTAGATTCAAGTTCTCCTGGTTATGATGCAGCTAGACCTTTGTATGATTCAAATAAAGATGGCGACACTGTGTTTAGTGATTTAAATCAAGACGGAACAATGCTTGGTAGAGCTATTGGAAAAATATTTAGATAAATGAAAAAACTTTTAAGTCTTTTAACTGGTGGTTTAATTAAAGACGTAGGCAATGTAATCGATAAGCTTACAACTACAGATGAAGAAAGATTAGCTGCTAAGCAAAAGATTCAAGAGTTATTGGAAAAAGCAGATCAAGATGCACAAGTGCAAGTTACCGAAAGATGGAAAATGGATATGCAATCAGATTCATTTTTATCTAAAAACATTCGACCACTTGTACTGGTTTATCTTACATCTATATTTACTATTCTAGCATTTGCTGATGGTAACGTAGGTGGTTTTGAAGTTGCACAAGAATATATTCCAATATTTCAGTCGCTATTAATAACAGTGTACGGCGCTTATTTTGTAGGTCGTACATGGGAAAAAGCAAAGAAATCGAGTAATAATAAATAAGTAAATAATTTAAATTAAATCAAATGGCAAATAAAGTTACAGCTGAAGAGCTTAAAACAATTAAAGATCAACAAACAGAGTTAGGAACAGTTATCAATCAAATAGGTCAACTTGAGGCTAGTAAGCATGCTATGCTTCATAAGATTGCTGGTATTAACGAGTCTATCGAAGAGACTAAAAAAGAACTTGAAACAAAGTATGGTTCTGTAAATATTAATCTCGAAGATGGTAGTTATACTGAAATCGAAAAAGAATATGATGACGATGGTTTGCAAGTTATAAAATCAGAAGAGTAATGAGTACTGTTATAAGAAAAATCAGTATTGGTTCTGATTATAAGAATGATGCTATGCACTATGCGTTAGGCCAACAGGTCTACGGCGGTCATGAGATATCACATATTCTGTTTGAAGACGATGATGCTTCTTATAACATATTCATAAAGAAAAACAACGAGGTATTGCCATGGAAGAAGTTTAATTCTAACATGGCTATATCTGTTGAATATGATTTAGAATATTAATGAGAAGTGTTTTTGATTTTATAGTTGTGCCAAATGGAAAAAGGTATAACAATGAAATTGATATAGAAGGCGATAAACTTATAGTTAATTCTAGTATAGAAAACTTTAAGCTTATAAACAGGAAAGCCGTTGTGCTTACTACACCAACTGCTTTTGATACGCCGATACAAGAAGATGATGAAGTTATTATACATCATAATGTATTTAGAAGATATTACAACCTAAAAGGTGAAGCAGTTGACAGTAGTAAAACGTTTGATGACAATAAGTATTTTTGTCAATATGATCAAATATATTTATACAAACGTATAGTTAAGTGGATAGCTGTAGGTGAAAGATGTTTTATTATGCCAATTAAAAATAAAGATAAATGGTCTTTAGAACCAGAGCAAAAAAATAAAGGTATAGTAAAAATAGGTAATAAAACATTACAATCACTTGGTATACACGAAGGTGATTTAGTTGGTTTTAAACCAAATAGAGAGTTTGAGTTTATCGTAGATAAGCAAAGACTTTATTGTATGCAATCAAATGATATTTTAGTTAAGTATGAGTTCAAAGGAAACGAGGAAGAGTATAATCCAAGCTGGGCGAAAAGCAGTTGATGAGTTAATCAAGGTTGCTGAAGAAAAAATCATTACTAATACAGAAGATGATGTTTCTGCAGATAGACTTAAAAACGCGGCTGCTACTAAAAAGCTTGCTATATTTGACGCCTTTGAGATATTAGCTAGAATAGAAGAAGAAAAAAATATGCTTGAAGAAAAACCTCAAAACACTAAAGAAAAAAGTTTTAAAGGTTTCGCTGAGGGTAGATCAAGATAATGTACGAGCAGTCTTTAGTAACAATAGTAAAAAACCACATTAAACCTAAAGTTTTAAAAAGAAACAATAGGTATAAAAAATGGGAGTATGGATATGACGTTGAAAACGACGTTATAGTTATAAGTAAAGACGGCACGGTAGGTGATGTAGTTGAAATACAAAACCTTAAAATAGCTTTACCAGCTATTCCTGAAAACGTTTACGTTGTATCTGATAAAGAAAAAGATCAGCGTTGGGTAAAGGCAGAGTACCCAAAACAATTAGCTAAAATTAAAAGCGTATTTGACTGGGAAAGATATCCAGTTAATTTTAAGGAAGAATGGTATGATTACATTGATGAAGAGTTTAGAAGAAGAGAAGAAGGTTTCTGGTTTAAAAACAAAGGTGTACCTACTTATATTACTGGTTCTCATTACATGTTCTTGCAGTGGTCTAAAATTGACGTTGGGGCAGCAGATTACAGAGAATCAAATAGACTTTTCTTTATATTCTGGGAAGCGTGCAAAGCAGATCAACGATGTTATGGTATGTGCTACCTCAAAAATAGACGGTCTGGTTTTTCCTTTATGGCATCATCAGAACTTGTACACAAAGCGACTATATCTTCCGACTCACGTTTTGGAATATTATCAAAGTCAGGTGCTGACGCAAAAAAAATGTTTACCGATAAAGTTGTGCCAATATCAATCAACTACCCGTTCTTTTTCAAACCCATACAAGATGGTATGGATAGACCGAAAACAGAACTCGCATATAGGGTACCAGCATCAAAGCTTACAAGAAGAAAACTTGATCAAGGCGAAGCGCCAGAAGAGCTTGAAGGACTTGATACAACGATCGACTGGAAAAATACAGGTGACAACTCATATGACGGTGAAAAGCTTAAACTCCTTGCCCACGATGAATCAGGTAAGTGGGAGCGTCCAGATAACATTTTAAACAACTGGCGAGTTACAAAAACAACATTAAGATTAGGTAGTAAAGTTGTTGGTAAGTGTATGATGGGATCTACAAGCAATGCTTTAGACAAAGGTGGTGATAACTTTAAAAAACTATACTATGCATCAGACGTCACACAAAGAAACCGCAATGGACAGACTAGCTCGGGATTATATAGTTTGTTCATACCTATGGAATGGAACTACGAAGGGTTCATTGATTCTCATGGAGTACCTGTATTCGACTCACCAAGAGACGCGGTTAAAGATCCACAGGGCGACTTAATTACCACAGGAGTTATAGAACACTGGGAAAACGAAGTTGATGGTCTTAGAAATGATCAGGATAGTTTAAATGAATATTACCGTCAGTTTCCACGAACAGAAAAACACGCGTTTAGAGACGAAGCAAAGTTATCTTTATTTAATCTAACCAAGATTTACGAGCAAATAGATCACAATGAAGACATGAAAAACAAAGCTATGGTTACTCAAGGTAACTTTCAATGGGCTGGTGGTATAAAAGACACTAGTGTTAGCTTTGTACCAGATAATAATGGTAGATTTTTAGTTTCATGGATTCCACCTATAAATCTACAAAATCGTGTAATAATAAAAAACGGAGTGAAGTTTCCAGGTAATGATCACGTAGGGGCTTTTGGTTGTGATAGTTACGATATATCTGGAACAGTAGACAAGCGTGGTTCAAAAGGGTCTTTACACGGTTTAACTAAATTTAGTATGGAGCAAGCTCCTTTTAATATGTTCTTTTTAGAATATATATCAAGACCTCCAACAGCTGAAATATTCTTTGAAGATGTTTTAATGGCGTTGCATTTTTACGGCATGCCTATACTTGCAGAGAATAACAAACCTCGATTATTATATTATTTAAAACGTAGAGGTTATAGAAAATTTTCAATGAACAGACCAGATAAAATATACAATAAACTGTCTGTTGCAGAAAGAGAAATAGGTGGTATACCTAATTCAAGTGAAGATATTAAGCAAGCTCACGCTGCCGCTATAGAATCATATATAGAAGACTACGTGGGTTTGAGTGAAAATGGATGCGGTGATATGTATTTTCAAAGAACTTTAGAAGATTGGGCTAAATTTAATATAAACAACAGAACAAAATTTGACGCTACGATTAGCTCTGGCTTAGCCATAATGGCTTGTAATAAAAATAAATATACACCAGTAAACATACAACAACGAGATCCAGTTAACATATCGTTTAAAAAATATGATAACACAGGTTACATTTCAAAAATAATACAATAAATGGTTTATACTAATGTAAATAGTTCCTTTCCAAGTCAGGTGGTACCGGATGCAGAAAAGAATACTTTAGACTACGGTTATCAAGTAGGTAGAGCTATTGAGAACGAATGGTTTAGAGGTGATCGTGGGTTAGGAGCTGGTGGTCGCTTTGGTAATAACTGGCAAGATTTTCATAGATTAAGATTATATGCTAGAGGCGAACAATCTGTAGCTAAGTATAAAGATGAGTTGTCAATTAATGGTGATTTGTCTTATTTAAATTTAGACTGGAAACCTGTTGCTGTGTTATCTAAGTTTGTAGATATTGTAGTTAATGGTATGACTGATAAAGGTTATGAAATAAAATCTTTTGCCACAGACCCTTACTCCACTAAAAAAAGAACAGCTCACGCTACTGGTTTAGCTAAAGACGCTTTTGCTAAAGATCTTATAGCTCAAGCAGAAGGAAACTTAGGTGTAAACTTAAAAAACACTAATGTACCTGCGGATGATTTGCCTAGAACTAAAGAAGAACTAGAACTTCACATGCAGCTTAGTTATAAGCAAGCTATTGAAATAGCTGAAGAAGAGCTTATACAGAATGTTTTTAGTTTTAATAAGTATCATGAGTTAAAGAAAAGATTAGCTTACGATTTAGTTACTATAGGTATCAGCTGCGCTAAAACAGATTTTAATTTAGCTAATGGTATAACAATTGATTATGTAGACCCTGCTAATTTAGTTTATTCGTACACAGAAGATCCTAACTTTGAAGATACATATTACGTTGGTGAAGTTAAAAGTGTAAGCTTAGAAGAAGTTAAAAAACAATTTCCGTATTTAACTGACGCTGAATTAGAGGAGATACAAAAATATCCTGGTGATTCTAATTACACTAGAAACTATTGGGGTCAAGATGATAGTTACAATAATGTTCAGGTTTTATATTTTGAATACAAAACGTACAATAATCAAGTATTTAAAATAAAAGAAACAGATCAAGGTTTAGAAAAAGCTTTAGAAAAACCAGGCGATTTTAATCCGCCAGCTAACGATAATTTTGAAAGAGTACATAGAGCTATAGAGGTTTTATACAGCGGTGCTAAAATACTTGGGCACGAAAAAATGCTTAAGTGGGAATTGAGCGAAAACATGACAAGACCTTACAGCGATCAGACTAAAGTTCAAATGAATTATGCTATATCTGCCCCTCGTATGTATAAAGGTAGAATAGAAAGTTTAGTAAGTAAGTGTATTGGGTTTGCAGATATGATACAGCTAACTCATTTAAAAATACAACAAGTACTTGCTCGTATGGTACCAGACGGTGTGTTTGTAGATGTTGATGGCTTGTCTGAAGTTGACTTAGGTAATGGTACAAATTACAATCCGCAAGAAGCTTTAAACATGTACTTTCAAACTGGTAGTATTGTTGGTAGATCTAAGACTGTTGACGGTGATATGAACCCTGGTAAAGTGCCTATTCAAGAGCTGCAAACATCTAATGGTCAAGCTAAAATAGGTGCGCTAGTACAAACGTATCAATATTATTTACAAATGATACGCGACGTGACAGGTCTTAATGAAGCTAGAGACGGAAGTCAACCAGATAAAAATGCTTTAGTTGGCTTACAAAAACTAGCTGCGGCAGCATCAAACACAGCTACTAAGCACATACTACAGTCTTTAATGTATATAACAGTAAGAGCGGCAGAAAATATAAGCTTACGAGCAGCTGATATGTTGAGCTTTCCGTTAACTAAAAACGCGCTGATGAACAGTATAAGTGTGTTTAACACAAACACGCTGTCACAAATAGAAAAATTAAACTTGCATGAGTTTGGTATTTTCTTAGAGCTAGAGCCAGATGAAGAAGAAAAAGCTCAGTTAGAGCAAAACATACAAGTTGCCTTACAAACTGGTGGTATAGATTTAGAAGACATTATTGATCTTAGAGAAATATCTAATTTAAAGCTCGCTAATCAAATGCTTAAAATAAAACGTAAGCAAAAGATAGAAAGAGATCAAGCTGCCCAACAACAGAACATACAGGCTCAAGCGCAAGCTAACGCGCAGACCGCGGAAAAAGCTGCTCTTGCAGAGCTGCAAAAACAACAAGCTTTAACAGAAAGCCAATTGCAATTAGAACAAGGCAAGTCTCAATTTGAAATACAACGTATGCAAACAGAGGCTGAAATTAAAAAACAATTAATGGCTGAAGAATTTAATTACAATATACAGCTTGCTGAAGCTAAAGCTAGAGTTGAAAGAGAAAAAGAAAAAGAAATTGAAAATCGTAAAGATGAGCGTGCTAGAATAATTGGTACACAACAATCTGAAATGATATCTCAAAGACAAAATGATGAACTGCCAAAAAACTTTGAGTCTGCAGGTAATGATTCGCTTGGAGGATTTGGACTAGAGCAGTTTGGGCCTCAATAAAAAACTTTTAATTATTTAATTATATTATATTATGTCAGAAGAAATAAAGCAAGAAGGTGAATTTAAAGTTAAAAAACCTTCTAAACCTAAAAACTTAGGTAAAACAGAAAATGTAACTAAAGTAGAAATACCAAGCAGTCAAGGCGAGGTAAATCAAGATGTTACAAAGGTAGAAATTAAAACTGAAGAAAATGCCGTTCAAGAGCAAAGCGCAGATGCAAGCGATGATACTGTCAGACAACCCGAAGACAGTGGCTACAGCAAAGAAGTGGTTGAAGAAATACGGACCACCGAATCAAATGAAGAGTCCCCTATCTCTGTTATTGAAGAGGTATCAGAAGAAGAATCAAAACCCACTGAAGAGGTAAAAGAAGTTAAACAAGA